CCGTGCTCACCCGATTCAGCCAGGTGCACGTTCTTTTTCCCATCCACCGTGTAGAGGGCCCAGCCTTCTTTCGTCCAAAGGCGATACTGATAGACCAACTCGCCCAGATTTTCAAAGGGATCGTCGTCATCCCTCCGAATCTCCCGGATAAGCACCCAGTTGAACTCCCCATCCTCATCGTAGGACATGTCAAGCACATCCTCCGGGCTAACCACGTAGGCGTATACCTTGAAGCCGGCAGCCTTCGCATCAGCTTTGGACACTATCTCGCCATCGCTCTCGGTGCGATTGCTGTCGACCACAATGTAGACGCGACCGAAGCGTGAAGCCTTTGAGGACACCTGGCGCATGAACTGGTCAATGTCCAACCCACCCAGGGTGGCTGACTTCCAGAAGTCCGATATCACAGTCGGAGCTTCAACCGACCGTTCCAATTCGGTCTTGAACAGATACTTGTTGACCAGGTCCACGACCTCGCGGGTGTGGTTGAAGCGATACGCCCGCGTTACGCGGTTATCGTAGGTCGCCTCACCCTCCTTGATATACTTGAAGATGTGCTTGGCGAACCAATCCCGATCACTCTTGTAGGTGTCGTTCAGAAACGTCCAGTGAGTCTCATACTTGGTGTATTCCGGGTGACGCCGCGCAATCAGGGCCTTCATCTGCTTCTGATTTTGTTGAAAAGTAACCATTACATTCACCTAAATGTTGATACCCAGGATCTTCACCCTGCGCGTTGAGAATTCTTTTTCCAGACAATAGCCCATCGCATCAAGAACGTGCTCCTTATTCAGAGACTTGTCAACCTCCGGGCTTCCGGACTTGTAAATCACCTGCTCGCATGCCTCTATTACATTACGACATCCGCGATCAAATCTCAATTTTATTGTGCCGTCAGCAGAGAATAGCATAGAGTTGACAGCATTGATGCGATCCTGCACCGGCGGATGCTTCTTTCTGAACCGCAGATCCTTGAAACCACGCTCCCGGAAGATATCTAACGCCGACTCACCTCGAGCGTGACCTCGAGAGACACCGGACGGATCTGGATACACGGCGATCTTGGTCTGATGGCGCCAATAGCGCCGCTCCAGCTCGTTGCACACGTCGGTGACGTTGGAATTGTTGATGACGATCTCATCGACCACCCACACCTCGCCACTCGGCTGCGGCTGCAAGATCACCGAAGACATCGGGTCGATGTTGAAATCCTGACCGACCCAAATCGGCAGATCCGGGTTGAATGGGTAGTCGCCAACATGCAGCTCGCGGTCAAAGGGGTAGTAGACCAACCCAGACATCGATTCGAAGCTAGCCTCAAACTCCTGGCGAAATGTTTTGGAGTCAAGGTCTCTGCGCGCCGCCTCAATCTCATCCTTCGGGACAAACGGAGACATGATGGTTGGGAACTGCCAACTCTTCCAGCCGCGGATATCCTTATCCTGCCCTTTGGCATAGAGATCGTGGAAGTGGTTGAACGATTTCGGGGTGCCAATGAACATGGCGTGACCGCGAGAGGTGGAAAGTGTCGCCCTCAGCACCTCGGTCCAGGTAAAGTCCTTCATATCCTGAAACTCGTCGCAGACCACGTAATTCAAGCCAACACCGCGAAGAGAGTCCGGCTTGTCGGAGCCCTTCAGCTTGATCAGCGAGCCGTTGATCAACTCAATCTGAAGAAAGGTCTCGTGAATCTTTTTGATCCACTGCCCCGGGATTGACCATTTTAGCTCGCGCCACATGATCTGACGTGCCATACCGTATGTTGGCGCCACATACCACACCTCTTGCCGAGGCTTCTTCGCCTTTTCGATCAAGGTGTAGAGCGCCAGGTGAGTCTTGCCAAAGCGACGGCCGGCGACCACAACCTTGAATCGACTTGGGTCCCAGAAAACCTCAGACTGACGATTATGTAATTTGACCCGGACGATGTCAGCCATACGTCTCCGCCTCTTCGATCTGCTGCCTCTCGATCGCCTCCAGATCTTCCGCAGTGTATTCCCCTACGTGAAGCTCCGGCAGCTCCTCAGTAGTCAGCTCGGCTTTGATCTCCAGCAAGCGATAGGACTCGTCGTTGCACTTCTTGATGGTATCAACCATCGCGTTCAGCGTCTTGATAGCCTTTTCGCGTAGACCGATATCACTTTTCTCATTGTTTGATTTCGCCAACTCTTTACCGACCTGGCGCCTGATTGCATCAATAATGGTGACAGACTCGTTCTTGGTCTGCACGACCCGGGTCGCCTTGAGCGCCGCATACTCTCGCTGCTTTTTCTCCAGCGCTTGGCGCATTTCATTCGCAAGTCTTTGTGCATCGGAGCCTTTTTTGATGTTTTTCACGACCATATGTCGATGGACGGTCTCGGGCCGGCAGTCCAGATGTTTTGCAAGTTTTCGAATTGACCAGTCCCCAGTCTCGTAAAGAGCCTCGGCTTCTGCCCACTTTGACGGGGCGATTCGACGCCCTAATTTTGACTTGGCTTTACTCATGTCGTTGATTCTCTTGAGAAAAAAAATGCGCCTTCCGAAAGTGAGTGTCATGCAGGGAGGGGATCGGAAGGCGCGTTTGCGACTGAGAGAGTCTACCACATGCACCCTCAATTATAGCGATCTGGGCCCCAAAATCCAGCAAATTTTGCGGGCTTTTTTCTTTGAGCCCGCAAGCTCTTTTCAAAACCCGTTTATAATAAAACCGTGGTTCCCGGGAGTCCTTTTCTTTCAGAGAAATCGTAGGATCATCCTCGGAATGCTGAGTCTTCAAATTTATAAAGAAAGACTCGGAATGCTGAGTCTGCTTTTCAAATGAAGGTTGCGGAATGCGACTATTCATTGCGGCCCATAACTATGCGGCCAAGATCACTGGCAGCAAGCAATACTCGCAGCCTGCTGTCCCTCAACTCACGGTCCTCGGCCTTCGTCATCAGACCATGCTTGATCAACGCCCGGATAGAAAACTGCATTGACTGCTTCGTGGTCCGCCAACTGTGCTTGGACTCCAGACCTTCCAATAGCTGCCCGATGTCCATCGGGGAATTGTCTTCGTTGCCGTCGCAGAGAATGTCTAGGATCTGCAACTGTTTGTTGGTCAGCCTCATTTGAACTCCTCCATCTTGATTGGGTCGAGTGGCTGGTTTACATCCTGCCAGTCAAACGCATTCAAAGGCAGCCGGCTCGGGATTGTCATCTCGTAATCCGGATTCTTATATACACCGTATAGCGGTGAGGCAAAGCAAAGCTGATTGATGTTTTTGATCAACAGCTTGGGTTCCATGTTTTGAACGTGGTCTACGCCCTTCTGACCGCGCATGCCGCCCGTTTTCTCCAGAGCCGAGTGCTTGTAGTAGAACGCCTTCATCATCTTGATACAGCGCTTCTGGAGACCACTGGGCATGTCATTCAACTCCAGCATCAGCGCAACCTGGTCGGCCGCCTGGGCGTCAAACCAGGTCTCATAGAACTCCACACCCAGCTTGTAGAAAGGAGGTGGGTCGGGCCGCACGAATCGAAAGCCGGCGCGTTGGGCAAACATATTGAACTTGGACATTGAGGACTGGATTTCACAGAACTCGCGGCCGTCCATCCGGGCCGCCAGATTCAACATACGATAGCCCACGCCGACGCCGCGAAACATAGTGTCATTCACGGTGCGAGCATTCAGACCGAATTGGCGGTTCAGAAACTTGTATCGGTGAACGTTGGTGATGTGGGTGTCCCCACCGCCAGGCTTCAGTCTTGGAAACGCCTTGTGTCGGGCTCTGAGCAGTCCGCGTGGATAGCACATGACACAGATGCCCACCAGGCGCTCTTCATGCATTACGCGGTAGTAGCGAGCGCCGGCTACGCGACTTTCGGTCTTGTAGTGGAATTCGTGCAGCACGTTCCAGTCCTCAATCATCCCGGGCTCAATCCACATATCCGCAAGCATAGCGAATACACGCTTTTTCGGCTGCCGGCACCTGGTGATCGCCCAATCAGTCTTTATCGTCATCTTCGTTTTCGCTTTCGTCTTCGCCGACAGTGTTGTAACCCATCGTTCCCGTCTCCCATTCATGCATGTTTATTTCAAACAAGAGCTCCGCCTGCATGGTCGCCAGGCCGCCAATCATAACATTGACACTCGCATAAGCGTTGGCGCGAAACGCCTCAAAGACAGCAGGGTGATCTTTGATAATACCAACAGCCATAAATCCGAGCAGGTCTCCGGATTTGGCTTTTTGCAACAGTGCCTCGGCCACTCTTATAACTGCTGGATCTGGTGGAGCATCGGTCGCCGTGGGATTGCTACCGGGCCATATCTCTTTGACATTGTTCACTTTTTATCCTCCAGAAGCTTTTTCTGTATTACGTTCGCCGGCAAGTAGGCGATGATTGTCCATTTGATAATCTCGGCGGCCGTGTCGCTAATGACCACCTCCCAATAGGAGCAAGCGAAGACGCCGGCGACTATGGTGATGCAGAGGGCCCACTTTCGGCCGCCAACGCTGTCAAATAGACTCATTCTTTTTCTCCCATTCGTATCGCGTGAGGTCTACTCGCTCACCATACAGCTTCTCGACGGTCAGCGTCGGCGCCAAGTAGTTCACCAGGTCGGTGTGAGTGGTGGCGCAAATCAGTGTGGCGCCACATTTCTGCGTTGCGTTTCTCACGTTATGGGCCACAATCTTCGCGGTCTCGCGATCCAGGACGGCTGCGAATTCGTCCGCAACCCACACCTCGGCGCCGGACTCTATCAGCTTAGCCAGGCGAAAGCGGTATCTTTGTCCATCAGAGAGCTCCGACGGCTTGCGCATAAACAGATAGGCGTCATTCAGACCAGCCATGTTCATCAGCTTGAGCGCATTCTCCGTGCTCTCACCAATCTGGTCGACCAGAGGTATGTCCTGCATCTCCACTTCATCGATATTGGCGATTTGCTTCCCAGCCTTGCTCAGTAGATCTGCCAGATCGCGCAGCAACAGACTTTTGCCCGATCCGGATTGGCCGCTGATGTAGATCACATCGCCCTGGTGAACCTCGATTTCAAGGTGGTCGTAGATGATGAATTGCTTGTCGGTCAAGCCCAGCCCGAAGGCCTCGGCTACCTCAAGCACTCGGTCGCTGCGTTCCACCTTGGTGTCAAACCGCTTGTCGATAATGAACTTCACTGATATTCCTCCCAGGTGCCATCAGCGACTTGCTTCATTTTCGCACCACATCGATCGCAGGTAGTGTGAAATGGGGTGTAATCCCAGCATACAAATTCGGCCGGGATGTGAAATCCGAAAACGCGACAGATGAAAAAGATCCATAAAATTTTCATTCGCTTGCCTCCAATAGTGTCGTGATCCAGATGCCCAGGGCCTCACCGTCTGATTTGTCGGTATCTTCCTCCACCATTGCCATAAAGCGTGCAACTTGCTTCTTGTATTTCGAGGGGATGGTTTTCACACCGAAGGCGGCTGCTATTGCCAGGTCTTTCTCATCCAGGTCCGCGAGCTCCTCCGGTTTTTCATCACCAAAGGCACCATCGTCCATCTTGGTGATGTCGTCGATCAAAAAATCAAGTTCCTTTTCGGAGAAACCCAACCCAGTCATGTCAAACTCGGTCTCCGACAGCATTTTCAACTCAGCTTCCAGAAGGTCCGTGTCGTATTCACCCAGGGCCACTCGGTTGTCAGACAACCTGGCCGCCTTCGCCTGTGTCGGTGTCATATCCTTGCGGCAAATGACCGGCACTTTGTCGTAACCCAAAAGAATGGCAGCCAGCCGGCGCCCGTGGCCCTTGATGATCACGCCTTTCTTGTCAACCACAATTGGAACGTCCCAACCCTGGGTCTCGATGACTTTCGCCAGGTCTTTGATCTGCTCCTCCGTGTGCAGTTTGGCGTTGTCCGGATACGGCTTGATCTTCTCAATGGGCCACATTTCGATTTGAATTTTCATTTTGACTCTCCTTGGCTGCGGCATATCTGCACCAGGGCATCGCCGGCGTTGATCATGGCATCCGGATCTGACAGACCCTTGCGCCGTATAACCGCTTCAATGACTTGAGTGATGAATTCGCGCTCCTGAATAGGAACTCGGAATCGCATCACCTCATGTGTTACGGTTTCTTTCAGAATGTCGTCCAGGTCCTTCTCGTCGGAGTCGCTCTCCTCATCAAAGCCCAGGCCGTCCAGGTCAATCTCGGTGGCGGAGAAGATCTCGGTGAGGTCCTCCTCTGTGTATGGCATGAATTCGACCAGGTCCTGGTCTTCCAACTCTTTCAGCAGATGCGCCAGCGCCAGGCCATCTTCGCTACCCCACTGCCGATTGTCCGCAATCGAGATGGCCTTTGCCTTTTCGTCTGAGATTCGGCCCAAGTTGTAGACATCGATCGATTTGGCTCCCCGGGCAATCATGGCTTTTGAGGTGTGCTCGCCGGCGATCACCTCCAACCCAGCATCGGTTTCGCGGCAAATTACAGGTCGGAATTGGCCCAGCTTCTCAAGACTCTTCTCCAATTTAGCTTGATTTGCGGGCGACACCGAGTTGACATTCCAGTGACTATAATTTAACTTGCATGGGTCAATTGAAACAAGCGACATTTGGTGTATGCTCTTTAAGTTGCATTCAAGAGCCACTATACTACCTGGAAAACTTATAGAGGGCAATGGCAAAAATGATACAACTGGCTTCCAACGCAGTGATTGCGAAAATCATTGGAGCTCCAAGCGATCTCAAGCTGGAGATCTCGAATTTGCTGTCCTTCATGGTGGAGGGCGCTGAGCACACGAACGCCTATGCTAGTCATGGGTGGGACGGACGGTCAACGCTGTTCAACTACAACAGCGGCACATTTCCATCGGGATTCTTCAACCTGGTCTATTCGCACCTGCGCTCCAAAGGCATCAATCCGCAGATCGTTCGCAAAGAGCTGCCAAGACCTTTGGGGCCCAAAGTCCCTGTGGTGGACGATTTCGGGCAAACCGCGGAATACGATTATCAGATGAAGACGGTCGACCAGCTTCTTTTGCACCGCGCAATCATCGCCCAGGTCGCGACCGGCGGCGGAAAGTCTCGAATCGCAGCGCTGGCGACAGCCAGA